GTGTCGTCTGCGCAGATCCTTCGGGAATAATATGATATCATTGTTCAAATCGTATCCTGCCCTCTGTCTCATCCGGATGTAGTCCAGGTATATATCAAATGCCACCTTCTCCTGTTCATTCTTCTTCTTATACCTGATCAGTTTTTCAAGAGTGGTATGCTTTAGTACTTCCCGAACTGTGATCCGTTCATTATCACTCCACAAGCCCTGCATAAAGACTTCCTGCTCCACCTCTCTTGATGTCCAGTGTTCTTTTCTTCTTCGCTCTGTCTGGAACGCTTTCAGATATACCAGATCTCCCTTCCTTTCCTTCAGTTCCGGAAGCCTAGCTTTATAGATACGCAATCGGTCCCAGATTTCTTTTCCTCGCGGATTCAAGTTTGCGCCATATTCTGCAATCAGAGCCTGTAGCAAGTGATCCATTCCCAGTTTCTGCACAATCTCCATATCCGGATATCTAGCAAACGCCGAATAGTAATCAATTATGTGATATCCGCGTGAATCTCCATATTTTAGCATCGGTGTCTTGCGGATCTCTTCATATGTGCCAGGATAGATATCGCCTACATATATTGATCTGTTACTATAGTTTCCACTCGCCCAGCGCCGATCACCGTAGTGGTAGTATGCATAATACCGTTCCGGCTTCTTTCCTTTCTGCAGATACACTCTCGCGTATTCATTATGCTCATAGGTGGTCTTGTATCCCTTATCCGTGATCTGCCGTGTATTAAATATCCGGAATACGAAATCCTGCCCTATTTTCTGCCCGATCATCCATCCGACATTGTTAATATATGTACGCTTGAGCCTTCCTATTTGCTTATATTCCGCCTCGGCCCCGCATAGTTCACAGTTTCCAATCGTACCTGCTGCAGGCGCATCAATCAGATGCTCCATTACCTGCTGCTCGTAGCTTTCCCCCAGTCTGGTCACCCCTTCATATCGCATCCCGCAGGCTGTACAATATATGCTGATATGTCTTCCGTTTCGCTGATACTGCAGCTGTCCCTTCAGGTGAAACAATTCCCGCGCATATTTGTATGCCTTCTCCGGGATCTTTCGCATCTTTTGCATATCCATCAGTTCAACCTCCCAGATAGTATTTCCGGATGATCTTCTTTGCGGTTGCCATTCCCGGGATCCCCATCTCTACACCGCTGGCACTGATCCCCGATGTTTTGACGATCCTGTCATCTACTTTGTATTTGTTTTTATATGACCATTTCAGCATCTCCCCGATGCATCCGATCAGATTCTTTCCGCGTCTCCGGACCGCTATGCACATCTGCTCATCATCCATCACACACGATCGGATATATTCCAGCCAGTCCGTTACGATTTCGGAGGGTTGTAAGTCCTTTTCTTCCACTGCCAGTTTTCCAATGGCTGCCGTGAGTTTTGTGGCCAACTCGCTGATCGTGCCTTCCAGATAGTCCTGTACATCTTCTAGGTCAATCCCGTTTTCTTCCGCCAAGGCTTTCAGTGCTTCCACATCGCCTTCTGCCTTCTGGCCCTCTGCTGCTTTGTTTAACTCTTCGTAACTATCGAATTCCCCAAACTTTTCAAACATTGCGATTTTCCCCTTTCGTTTCTCCGTCTATGCCACTTTTGGCATCTTTATATAAATGCCCCATACAACATCCCGGATCTTTGTGTTTGGTATGCGGTCGATCAGGTTCTTCATCCGTCTCTCCACTTCCGCCTGCACCAGATCCCATTCAATCATTCTCCGGCATTTTGCTTCCAATTTTTCAGGAAAAATGCCATCCACCAGCGGTTCATCTCCTTCTTTGAAGGCCCTGTTGCCATAGAATAGTTTTCTATCATTCTCTTCCAAATACCCATGTTGCGATCCCCAGACGATCAGCGTATCCGCGCTTTCCTTTTTGTGAACCGCAGCATGGTATCTTCCTGATATGCCGTAATTTGTCGCGGCACTCAACATTCCCGTGATATCCTTGATGAGGTCATTTCTGATCTTTTCCTCTGTCGGGTTCCTTGCGTTCTCCATCTGCTTTTCCCTCCATACTGTTTTGCTGCCGGCGGTAATCGTTCTTCGGTATCGCGTTTACACACGCTGTTTCTTCCGATCTGCCTTCCACCACCCGCATTTCCAACTGTTCCTTTTCATCTCTGGCCAACTCTTCCCGGATCTTCGTCCGCAGGTCAATCAGATATACTTCTAGTTCCTTCTGCATTATTCCGTCAAAATGATCCCCCTCAAAGATCTCGCTCATCATGGTGACCACATCCCCTGCAACCGCCGCTTCCGCGCTGCCGTTCTTCAGGTCGTCCACCAGCTGCTTCGTCTTGATGTATGTCTTCGTCAGATCCAGCAGTGGGCAGTGCAGGTCATATTCTTCGCATCCCAGATATTCCATCTCACGCCTCCTTGCTTGCCAGATAAGAGATTCCCGCCGGTATGATCAGCAGGAGCACTTCACCCTCGCCGCACACGCCGGAAAGCCATACAGACAGAACCATACCCGCTATGACCGCCAGTTTCTTCAGATTGATCTCAATTGCTATTTTCCCGTCTCTCATGTGCTTTCCTTCCTTTCCATCTCGTCCATCTCGTCCCAGTCCTTCAGGATCTCTTCCAGTTTTTCCGCTACCATTTCATAGACCGTGACTCTTGCCATTGTTGCTGCATAGTTCTCTGCCTGCCATCCGGTTTTGTTCTCATATGCAGGCAATAATCTTCGGTTGTCCTTTGCAAGGTCTTTATAGATCAATACCTGTAATTCAATCCGTTCTCTCGGTGTCATCGTTGTCTTCATGCTCAACCCTCCGCCGGAATCCATATGATCTGCACGTAATCGCCATACATTTGTATCCATTCCTTTACGCTGTCCATATCATCTCGGAAGATGTCTATGGCCATTCCATTTTTCAGCATTTTGCCCCCGCCGATATCCCGGCACTCAAACAACCCGATCCATTCACCCTCGATCGTCCAGAGCAACGCCATATCACCCAGATGTTCCTTGTTGGCCGCCACGATCCCTTCATATGGTTCTGTACCGTCGTATGTCCGGTTTCCCGTCGGTAAGTAACAGGTGCATCGGATTTTCTGTGATTCCTGTTGCACCGGTACAACTGTGACGATTATCGCAAGCACGGCCGCTATCATTTTTGTTAGAATGGTAAACACCTCCTACCTCACATACTTTCTATGTGCTTTTTCCAGATCCTTCCCTTTACAATGCTGCCTGTGCTTTTTCCGCACTGTACTTGCCTTCTGTACATCTTCTCAGTTCATTGTAGATTGTTGTGAGACTTACCCCTACTGCCCGCGCAATCTCTTCCTTTGATTTTCCTTCCTGCAACATCTGCTCCATCATCTTTCTGTCATCAAACCTCATTCTTTTACCCTTCGGCATTTGCTCACCTCCAATCAGCAATAAAAAAAGATGCATACAGAGCATAAAACTCTATATGCATCTCCAAATATATTGGTTGCAAACAGGTTATTTACTCTGCTTGCACTCGATTTTAAAACTCAGGATCCAAGATTTCAAGTTTTTTTGCAACATTTCCAAAAGTTTGTAAAAAATGACCATATTTTATGTAAATCGGTTGTCATAATTTGACAGCACGATGCGTGCTAATTGTTTTCTTTGTGTGAATCGTCGTGAAAGTGTGGCTTTTGACAATAAAATGCCAAGAATGCTTCGGCATCCCGGTTTCCTTATAAGATTTTAATGAAATTTATCTGAGGATATGTATTTATCCAGTTTTCAATCTCCTGGATTTCATCTTCTGTTTTGTTATCAAAATTTACACCCTTCGGAATCTTGCGCCGGATCATGCGGTTTGTGTTCTCATTAGTTCCGCGTTCGCTGCTCCGGTATGGATGGCAGTAATACAGATCCACACGCTCTTCTTCCGATAGACAGCTCCTTTTCAACCCGTCAACATCGGAGAACTCTGTTCCGTTATCCATCGTTATTGTTTTAAATACATTTCCGAACATTTCCTTCCATTCTCGCTCGATATCGTCCAGAGCCTTCACAACCGATTCCGCGGTATGATCTGCAAGTTTTCTGATGATCTCCCACCTTGTTTTTCGTTCCGACAAAACCAGAAGCGTTCTCTTTGACTTTCCCTGCGGTCCTACCACGGAATCCATCTCCCAGTGTCCAAACTCTTCTCTCGCATCAATCTCCGGCGGTCTCTTTTCTATACTGGTACCGGCATTTGCTCTTTTTTGAACCTTCACTTTATGATACTTTCGTTTTTTGTCTTTTTTAATCGGAAGATCCTTATTAGTCAGTTCCAGGAAAATTCCTTTTTCTATATAACTGTACAGCGTCACCGTGCATATGCTTGTATCAAAGAATACATCGATCCCTTTAGCTTTTAACTCTCCCAGTACTGCTGCCGGACTGTATCCTTCTTTGATCCGTCTTTCCAGATAATTTGCATAGTGCAGATCCTTTCCGATCTTCAACTGTCTGCCGCACTTTTTTCTTTCTTCCGTTGCCCTTTTCTGCGCATAATCTGCCACATACCTCATTTCTTTTGTGAGGTCACTGTTCATCTGTACGCACATGCCCCGCTTTAACTCTCTGCAGATAGTTGATGGGGATGTTTGGATCTTTCTTGCAATATCCGCCTGACTGTTGCCTTCATTATATAAGGTTTCAATCTTTAGTCTGTCAGCCCATGTCAGGTGATTATAGTTTTTCCCTGTTGACATAATAAGCTACCCCCTATTATGCAATAACCGCAGGCTTTTTGCCTACGGTTATTCTTTCACTGTGTGGCCTTTATTATATCATGGGTTGTTCTTTTTCTCCACCGAGCATCAAAAAAACGATGGCCCACGACCATCCTCCAGTAAAATCTTCATCATTGCATAACTCTTCGGCCCATAGGATCCATCTACCGCCAGTCCATACTTAGTCTGCCATGCTTTCAGTGCAGCCACGGACGCCGGTCCAAACTTTCCATCTTCTTTCAGTCCGCAGCCGAACCGGTTCAGGTTCTGCTGGAGCAGTCTGGCCTTTTCTCCCGCCGCTCCTCTTTTGATCGTAGGCAATGCCGCCAGCATCTGATCCTGTTGCACCGGTGCAACTCCGCCGTTTAATCTTCTGTTGACTTCTGCTGCAATGGATCCGTGCAGGTTATACAGATAATCACCGGGGCATGCCTTATTGGCAAACCATCTGTGTGCCACCATATTCTGTTTGTCATACTGCCCCACCAGTGACTTGTCTGCCTTCCATTTGAGTTCCGGTATGTTGTTTCGTCTGCAGCAGTCTTCCAGCAATGCAACCAGCGCATCCAGTGCCGCATTTGATACATGCCAGTCCGGTTCTCTTCCATCATTGGCCACTTCTATCGTGATGATATGATCATCGACCACTCTATTTGATGTACATTGTGATCTATAGTCCTCCTGCACATAACAGCCTATCAATCCATCAGAACTTATCCCGTAATTGCTTGATGCTTTCCGGCTTTTGTTCGAAAAATGATTTCCCAGGGATACCACTGTGGCATTGCACGCCATGCAGTGTACCCCGAAGCCTACTATATCAGATGTCCTTTTTTTCTTGTTCGGCGAGATCATCGTCACTCTCGTCAGATTGCTCATTATCATGTTCCAGATCCTCCGGGAATTCATCAACTACGGGTACTGCTTCCGTCTTTGTTGCCAACTGTATCATCTTCCGTCCCTCCTACATCTTCCGTTTTCTTTTTCAGACTCTTGATCATCTTTTTTAAGAACGGGGGCACAGGCCCTCCGGCGTCGCTGATATTTTCTATGATCGATAGCATTTCATTGAACGCAAGCCACAGAGCCACGACAATCGAAACAATGAAGGGCTTCTTGAAATCCGGACGAACCTGCTGCGCTGCATAGTTTACCAGCACATCCAGGAGCCACCCCATAGCGATCAGCAAATACATCAGCACCTTTTTCTTCAGGCCATTGAATCCCTTCAGGCTGTCAATTTCCTGCCCCCTTTTGGGGGCGGCGATCAAAGCCGTAGCATAATCGATCACGTTACAAGCCAATAACACATAGACCGGGATCGCCAGATTGCCCAGCCATCCGGTCAGGCCTGCGAATATCCCGACAATGACCGCCTGGATTTTCTTCATGTTTTCCATGATTCTCCTTTCTTTTTTTTGCGGATGATCAATATTTTGCATTGATACATGTCTCGTATCTGTAACAATCTTTGCAGCAAGTGATATCGTATTCCAATGCCTCTCTTGCTTCGCCTGTCAAAATATCGCATTTATCCTCATATTTCACGATATTTCCTTCTTCATTTACTTCGTTCATTGGCCGCTCCTCTTCTTATCTCACCCCGGCAGAAATG